TGCCGCATCTGGGGCTAAACCGAATGCCCCTTCGGGGGCGTTAACTTAACATCTTTTTTAAGGAAATTATCATGGCACTTCCAAACGGCGGCGGCGGTTACCAACTCGGTGACGGCAACCTGAACGAAATCGTACTGGGCTATGCCCCAGCCCCTGCAACCTATACAGCTAATGCAACTGCCGCTTTGACGGTTGCTGATCTGGAAGGCGGCATCATTCTGTACACGCAAACCAATGCCAACAACCTTCAGCTTCCGCTGGTGGCTGGCGTGGGCGGCGTTGATGCAGAAATCAGCAGCGCTAAAGTTGGCAGCACTTTTGACTTTGTTGTCATGTCCACCAGCACTGGTGTAGCCACGCTGACTGTCAATACCGGCTGGACTTTGGTTGGCTCTGGCCTGACCACTGCGTCTGGCTTCGGTGCTATTTTCCGCGCCCGTAAAACCGGCGACGGCACTTACACCTGCTATCGTATTGCTTAAACCTAACGGGGGCTTCGGCCCCTGTTTCTAAAGGAAAATCATGGCTACGAATACAAAACCTATTGGTGTTGCTTACGAAGACCCGTACCTAGACGGTGCGGTCATTAACAACTCGACTATTACTGGTACGGTAACGTCTACTGCGGTGTCTAACATTGCCGTAACAAATGCCACCACCGGAAGTAGCAATGCTGCTGCATCTACCACTACGCTTACCCTCACGGGTGTGGGTGGTGTGGGTTGGGCAAGCAAATCAGACTTGGAAGCAAATGTTGCACTGGGCGCATACGCTAACGGTCTGTATGGCTACCTAGAATTCGGCGCAAGTGGCCGAGTTACTGGTTTGGCTTCCGGTACTGTCGGCGAAGTTGTTTTGTCTGCTGGTTGCACACAAGGCACCTACGCTGCAATTGAAGCTGAAGTCGGTATGCCTAGCGGCGCTGTGACTGGCACGAACACATCGTTCCTCTACTTGAGTTCTTATGGCGCTGACAAAGCAACATTTGACACAAGCGGCACTTTGTTCAATCTGGCTGGTGTGACTAAGGGTTCGGGTAATCTCCTGCAAGACACAACATCCGGTGCAACAATCCGTCCAGTTCAAGCGCTTAAAGTCGTTACGCCTGATGGCATCCGCTATCTGCCGTTGTACGTCACTGCTGCCATTGCTGCTTAAAGATGATCACCCGTGAAGTGATCATGGATCGGGTGCAAAGTCTGCAAAAACAAGCCGAGCGTTTGCGTTCCGATTTGGATGCAACGCTCGGTGCGTTACAAGACTGCGGGTACTGGCTTGAGCAATTGAAACAGGAAAACACTGATGGCAATGATCTATCTGCTTCATCCAATCCACGGGGCTAAAGTTGCCACGATGGAACTTGAGGCCGTGTTTGATGAAACAAACGGCTGGACACGCTACAATCCGGACATGCCTTCAGAACCTGAAGAAGCAGTCAACGCGCTGGAAGTTAAGCGCAAATACACACGCAAGGCTGTAGCCGAAGGAGTCTGACATGGCAGTTTACACGGCTGGCGATCAAATCAATCGGGCGCTTCGTCTGATTGGCGTGTTGGCCGAAGGTGAAACAACCTCTGCGTCGGTGTCGCAAGACAGTCTGATGGCGATGAATCAGATGATTGACTCATGGAACACTGAGCGCCTGTCTGTCTTCTGCACCCAAGATCAAACCTTTACTTGGCCCGCAGGGCAAATTACGCGCACGCTTGGCCCATCGGGCGACTTTATCGGCCTGCGGCCCGTGCTGTTGGATGAGGCGACTTACTTCCGCGACCCAGGCACCAACGTGTCGTTTGGCATCAAGTTCATCAATCAGCAGCAGTACAACGGTATCGCGGTCAAGACCGTAACGTCAACGTATCCGCAAGTCATTTTTGTAAACATGACTTACCCAGACGTTACGATGTCCATCTACCCGCGCCCCACACGCGACTTGGAATGGCACTTTGTGTCGGTGCAAGAACTAAGCAACCCTGCCACCTTGGCAACGGATCTGTTCTTCCCGCCAGGCTACCTGCGGGCGTTCACCTACAACTTGGCGATGGAGATCGCGCCCGAGTTTGGCGTTGAGCCAAGCCCCCAAGTGCAGCGCATTGCCATGACCAGCAAGCGCAATTTGAAGCGCATCAACAATCCGGATGATGTGATGTCTATGCCTTACGCTATTGTCGCCACTCGTCAACGCTTTAACATTTACGCAGGAAACTACTAACATGGCTACCATTGCAATTACATCGCTCCCCCCCGCCACGGCGTCAGCTACAACTGATGTTTTGCCTATGGTGCAGGGCGGCACAACAAAACAAATTACTAACGCGCTGCTGTTTACCAATGCAACGCTGGTAAACCCCGCGCTTGGAACGCCAGCAAGCGGCGTTTTGTCCAATTGCACTGGTTTGCCGATTGCCACTGGCGTAAGCAACTTGGGCGCTGGTGTGGCTACTTTCTTGACAACGCCAAGCAGCGCCAACTTGCGAACTGCCTTGACTGATGAGACTGGCACAGGCTCTGCTGTATTTGCCACTACGCCAACGCTAGTAACGCCAGTCATTGGTGCAGCTACGGGTACAAGCCTTTCGCTGAGTGGCTTTAGCGCAGTAAGCGCAGCAGCACCAACGATTGCAAGCGCAACGACTATTGCCCCAACAACCCCAATTGCTTTTGTTTCTGGAACAACGGCTGTTGTGACCATCACCGCAGCAACGCCAATTTCTACCGGCGGCGGCACGATCACATTGATTCCTACCGGCGCGTTTACTTGGACAGCGGCAGGAAACATCGCTGTGCTTGGAACAGCCGTTGTTAGTCGCGCATTGACGATGACTTACGATGTGACAACAACGAAGTGGTATCCAAGCTACGTCTAACATGAAAACGCCAATTCTTGGATCAGCGTATGTAGCCCGCAGTATTAACGCTGCGGATAACCGCATGGTTAACCTGTTTCCAGAAGTCATTCCAGAAGGTGGCAAGGAGGCTGGGTTTCTTAACCGCGCCCCTGGCCTAAACTTTCTTCAAACTGTAGGCACAGGCCCGATTCGCGCTCTGTGGGCGCACCAGACCAATGGCAGTGATTTCTATGTCGTGTCCGGCAATCAGTTCTATAAGCTGACCGGCTTGAATGCAACGCCTATATTGCTCGGCACCGTGGCTGGCACCGGCCCCGTGTCCATTGCAGACAACGGCACGCAATTGTTTATTGCAGCCAATGGGCCAAGTTACATCTACAACGAAGTCACCAACGTATTTGCCCAGATCACTGACCCTGACTTTCTAGGCGCGGTAACCGTGGCCTACCTTGACGGCTACTTTGTCTTCAACCAGCCCAACAGCCAGTTCATTTGGGTGTCGCAACTGCTAGATGGCACATCCGTTGACCCGTTGGACTTTGCAAGCGCTGAAGGCTCTCCAGACGGCGTGGTGGGCCTTATTGCCGACCACCGCGAACTGTGGGTGTTTGGCACTGATTCGGTTGAGGTCTGGTACAACGCTGGCGCGGCTGATTTTCCTTTGCAGCGCATCCAAGGCGCGTTTAACGAGATTGGCTGCGTGTCGGCGTACACCATCGCCAAGATGGACAACGGCTTGTTCTGGCTGGGCACGGATGCCCGTGGGCAAGGCATCGTTTACCGCGCCAACGGATACACTGGCGTTCGCATTTCTACCCATGCGGTAGAGTACGCCATCGCCCAATACGGCAATATCTCGGACGCTATTGCCTACACATACCAGCAAGAAGGCCACGCTTTTTATGTGCTGACCTTCCCAAGCGGCAACGCCACATGGGTGTATGACGTAGCTACGCAAGCATGGCACGAACGCGCTGGCCTTGACAACGGCAAATTTATGCGGCATCGCAGCAATTGCCAATGCAACTTTGGTGGCAACACCATTGTTGGCGACTTTGAAAACGGCAACATTTACACCCTTGATCTTGATGTGTACGCTGACAACGGCGGCATTCAAAAGTGGTTGCGGTCATGGCGGGCGCTGCCTACTGGCGCAAACAACCTCAAGCGTACTGCCCATCACAGCTTGCAACTTGATTGCGAGACAGGCGTTGGTTTGAATTTGTACCCTGCGTATGACAGTGAAAATATCGACACTGAAGCGGGGCTAAATCTTGTCGCTGAATATGTGCAAACGTATTTAGCCACGCAATCAGGCAACATTCTGACCACTGAGGCGGGGGATGGTTTTGAGCCGCTTGGGCAGTACGAGTTGTCAGATCAAGACATTAGCGGTTACGAATTGGTGACCAATTCTTATCCTGCGGCACCAGGCTATAACCCTCAAGTCATGCTGCGCTGGTCAGATGATGGTGGTCACACATGGTCAAATGAACATTGGTCATCAGTTGGCAAAATTGGCGCGTATGGTCATCGGACTTTTTGGCGGCGGCTGGGCATGACTTTAAAGTTGCGCGATAGGGTCTATGAAGTCTCTGGCACTGATCCGGTTAAGACTGCGATTATGGGCGCAGAACTGCTAATCAGCCCGACTAATGCCTAACCTTAATACCCAGATTACGCCGCCTCGCGTGCCGCTTACTGACGAGCGCACGGGGGCAGTGTCGCGTGAGTGGTATCGGTGGTTTTACAACATCTACAACCTTACTGGTGGGGCGCAAGGCATTACGCCGGTTACCAATGGCGGTACGGGGCTAGGGACTATTCCCACTAACGGCCAATTGCTGATCGGCAATGGTTCAGGGTATACCCTTAACACGCTAGGTTTTGGCGCTGGCATTTCAGTTATCAATGGGGCTGGAACAGCTACTGTCGCCAATACGGGCGTCTTGTCGTTTGCAGGTGGCACTACTGGCCTGACCCCCGCAGCGGCCACCACAGGCGCTGTGACGCTGGCCGGTACCTTAATTGCGGTCAACGGCGGCACAGGGTTTGGCTCTTATGCCGTGGGGGATCTGTTGTATGCCAACACAACAACCACTTTGGCAAAACTGCCCGATGTTGCTACAGGCAACGCGCTTATCTCGGGCGGCGTAGGCGTTGCGCCAGCTTGGGGCAAGATTGGCCTGACAACCCATGTCAGTGGTGTTCTTCCTATTGCTAACGGCGGCACAAACGGCTCTTCAACTCCTACAGCTGGCGCTGTGCCGTATGGCACGGGAACGGCTTATGCGTTTACCGCCGCAGGTACGGCGGGCCAAGTGCTGACCAGCAACGGTGCGGGTGTGCCTACATGGACAACAAATGCCGGTGGAGATGTCACGGGGCCAGCGTCATCAACTGACAACGCCATTGCGCGGTTTGATGGTATTACCGGCAAGCTAATTCAAAATTCTGTTACCACTATTGACGATACGGGTAACGCCAGTGGCATTTTGTCTCAACAGTTTAGCAATGGTTCTGCCGTCACTCTTGCCGCAGGCAAGATGTGGTACGACGGCGCCACTGGGGCGTGGAATTTGGGCATGGGTAATGGCAACATTACCCAACAAGTTGGCGAAGAAATTTTTGTCTACGGCAAAGCCTCTGCGGCCATTACAGACTCGCCTCTGCAAATTATTTACCATACGGGCGTTGTAGGCGCTAGTGGCGTCATTCAATTTGCGCCCACGGTTGCAGGCATTACAGATGTCAATGCAATTGTTGGCATAGCCACTGAATCCTTGGCGTTAAATGATTTTGGGCGGGCTACAGCGTTTGGCGTAGTGCGTGGCATCACAACCAATGGCACCGCTTTTGGTGAGACTTGGGCCGATGACGATGTGATTTGGTACAACCCAGTTACCGGCAACCCCACCAAAGTTAAGCCTGTCGCGCCTAACATTAAAGTGCAAGTTGGCCTCGTAATTAAAGCAGGGGCAGGCGGTTCTGGTTCTTTTCAAGTAAGTATTGGGCGCGGCTCCCTTCTTGGCGGCACGGACTCCAACGTGCAGTTTGGCACTTTAACCAATACTGATTTAATTCAATACAGCACCACGCTAGGCTATTGGACAAACGTCACCCCCGCGTCAGTGATCAATGCCTCTGGCGGCGCTCCCGTCACCAAAACGGCTAACTTTACCGTAGCCGCTAGCGAAAACTGGCTGATCAACAACAAGTCAGGCTCAACCTGTACGGTCACCCTGCCCACCGCATCCGCATGGACTGGGCGTCAGTTAGTTTTTAAGAACATGCAGGCTCAGACGCTTGTCTCGGCGTCCAGTAATGTTGTGCCGCTTGACAGCACTTCGGCTGGAACAGCCATTCTCTTGGATGTTGTGGGCAATTGGGCGACAATGGTGTCAGACGGCACCAACTGGGTCATCATGCAAGCTGCGGCGAACAACAACCTGCTTTTGGAATAATCTGATGATTCAACACCACTTCAGCGCAGGCGTTTACGCAAAAAAAGCGTTCATACCCGCCGGTCAAATTTTAGTGCAACACAAGCACAAGTTTGATCATTTGTCCATTCTTGCCGCTGGTTCGGTAGAATTAATCGTAGACGGCGTTAAATCTGTTATTCATGCGCCTGCCTGTTTAACCATTGAAGCAAACAAGCATCACGGCGTAAAATCACTCACAGATGTGGTTTGGTATTGCATCCACGCCACCGAATGTACTGATGTGGACAACGTTGACGAAATTTTAATTGTTGACGGTGACGTTAACGAAGCCCAAAAACTGGCGCAATGCCTAGGGGAGAATTAATATGCCTTGGATGATGCCCGCTGCGATTATTGGCAGTTCTTTATTTGGCGCTAGCGCAGCCGGTAGCGCAGCAGACACGCAAGCCGCTGCGGCTGATCGTGCGGCTGAACTGCAACGCGAACAATTTGAACGACAAGTCGAACTGCAAGCGCCGTTCCGCGAGGCCGGTGTTCGTGCGCTGCCAGAACTGGAAGCAGCGTCTAGGTACACGCCGTTTGGTATGCAGCAGTTTCAGCAAGACCCCGGCTACGGCTTTCGTTTGGCTGAAGGCCAGAAAGCGCTTGATCGTCAAGCCGCCGCTCGCGGCGGTCTGATCTCTGGCGCTGCGCTTAAAGGCGCTCAACGCTTCGGCCAAGAGATGGGCAGCCAAGAGTACACCAACGCTTTTAACCGTTACCAGACTGAGCGCCAAGCGCGTCTTAATCCGCTGCAAAGCCTTGCCGGTATGGCTCAGACTTCTGTAGGTCAGTTGGGCGCTGCGGGTCAAGCAATGGCGTCAGGTGTAGGCGAGGCTGGTGGTCAAGCCGCGCAGGCCCGCGCCTCTGGCTACATGGGCGGGGCTAACGCTCTGTCACAGGGTTTGAGCCAATACATGGGCTATAGTCAAAACCAGCAAATGATGAACATGCTGGGCCAAAATCGTGGCGGTGGCGGTGGCGGTGGAATGGCCTACACAGCCGAGCCAGGCTTTTTAAACACGCCATCGTACATGGTTCGATAAGGATTAATCATGGCACTCGTAAACCCCAATATTGCGATGAGCTACCGCGCACCTGAAATGCCAAATCAGTTGGCAAATTACGCCGCGATGCAGCAGATTCAAAGCGGTCAACGTCAAGCTGAAGTCTCGCAAATGCAGATTGAGCAGATGCGCCGTGATGATGCAACGCTCAAACAAATCCAAGCCAAATCAATGGAAAATGGTGGCCCCGCTGATTTAGACTCTATTGCTGATGCGTACCTAAAATCTGGAAACGCTAAATTTGTTGAATTTGGTATTGGCTTGCGTCAAAAGTTAGACGAGAAAAAGCAATTTGCCAGCATCATGGGCAGCGCACCAAGAGCCGCCGCGCCTGCAAGCGAAGCATATCCAGGCTACAACGAGTCCATCGGCATGGCTGCGCCAGCCCCTGCTGCCGCGCCTGCAAGCGAACCATACCCAGGCTACAACCAAGCCATTGGCATGACGCCTTCGGTCAACGCTATGGCTCCCGCAGCCGCTCCGGCGGCGAATGCGCTGGCCGATGTGGCTATGTTGCGTCAAAAACGCGATGCGCTTTTGTCTATGGGAACGCCGCAAGCAATTGCCGCCGCACGGGCGCTTGATTCCGATATTGCATTGGCATCCAAGCCACCTGTTATGCAAACGGTTTCGCCTGGCGGCTCACTTGTCGGGCCGAGCGGCAACGTAATCTTTACCGCGCCCGCCGCTGCTGCTGCGCCGCCTAGCATGGTGGCTGAGTACAACTTTGCCAAAACAGCAGACGGCGGTGGTTTTAAAGGCACATATCAGCAATTTGTTACTGCCCGCGCTGCTGCTAGCCGCGCACCCGCCGCACCTCGCCCAGAGCAGCCGCCAGTTGCGGTTGTCGATCCTGTGACCGGCAAGCCTGTGTACGTTACTAGAGAGCAAGCGCTGTCAGGAAAAATGACGCCTGCAAGTGCAATGGAAGGTTTACCGCCAAAAGAAATTCAAGCGCGTGAAGCTAAGTATCCCGCCGCCACATCTGCGGTCAAAGCTTTTGAAACAAGCGCGGAAAGATTAGCCGCCGATCTGGAAAAATTAGCTGTTCACCCTGGTTTGTCTGGCATTTCAGGTTTAATTTATGGCCGCACGCCTGCGGTCACTAAAGATGCTAGGGCTGCACAAGCGTTGTACGACGGTATTGTTGCACGCGGTGGTTTTCAAGAACTACAAAATATGCGCGCTTCGTCGCCTACCGGCGGCGCGCTGGGCAACGTATCAAACCAAGAAGGTCAATATTTGCGCGATGCGTTTGCGCCTATCAACCGCACGCAAGATACGGCTGATTTAAGTAGAGCATTAACAGAAGCGGCTGGCGCGACTAGATCATCTAAACAGCGTCTGCGGGATGCGTATGACATGACTTATGATTACAAAAATCAAGGTAAGGCATCAGCGCCGGCTGCTGCTGCTGGCGCGCCTGACATTGATGCACTTTTAAACAAGTACAAATAATTATGGCAACTATCGAAGAACTCAGCGCGGCGTTGGTTAAAGCCGATGCAGCCGGTAACGCTGCGGATGCCAAAGCGTTTGCTGACGCTATTCGACAGATGCGCGTTGCCGCGCCTAGCAGTGGCATCCCAGGCCCGCGTGCTACGGGCACTATGGTGGATCAAATCCCAGGCTACGGCGGGCCGGTGCCTGCTGCGGATAACGCGCCAGCATTAACGACAGGCCAAAAAATATACCGCACTGTGCGGCCTGTTGTTGCACCCACGGTTGAAGCGCTTGGCACCGCTGGCGGCGCTGCGCTTGGCACGTTCCTTGGCCCCGCCGGCACAGTTGGCGGTGCTGGCCTTGG